TTAAATTACCTGAAGCTATAAAACCTGGATTAAGTTCTAGGGAAATTGAAGTCCTAGCACTTGCTGATGCTAATGAATTTATTGAAGATGGCTATGATGCTATGAAAGATGAAGCAAATAGATTAGCAAATATAGGATACAAAAACTTAAATGAAAGGGAAAAAGTTATTTTTAATAAGTTAGCAGAAACACTAACTAATGAAGATAACAAAAGAGAACTTTTACAATTAGGAGCAAAAGAAGAATTACTTTCAGATAAATCATTTAATGATTTTAGAAAGAAATTTGCAAATAATGTTCCAATCAAAGAGGTTTATGAAATGTATATGAAAAACAATTCAAAACCAACTGTCAAAGAAAATCCAGGAAGTATGAAGAATAGTGAAGTTTCTACGACAAAGGATTACTATACTGAAGAAGAAATAGCTAGATTAACGGATGAACAATTAGATGATCCTAAGATTTGGAAAGCAGTAAGAAATTCAATGACAAAGAACAATAAGAACTATTATGAATAAGTCTGGTAAAAAAATTAGAAAGGTGAGTGAAAAATATGGCAGTAAGTAATTTCCAACAAACAATTTGGAGTAAAGCAATTCAAAAAGAATTAAAAACTATAACTTCATTAAGAAATCACTGTGATTTCCAATATGAAAAAGACACAAAAAATGCTAAGGAGGTAAAAATCTTAAGTGTAACTAGACCAACTATTAGAACTTATAGTCCTGGTACTGATTTAACACTAGAAGGATTAACAGATGCATCTTTAACACTACAACTTAATCAATACAAATATTTCAACTTTGAAGTAGAAGATATTGATAAAGCACAAAGTGTTCCAGGATTAATGGAAGATGCAGCTAGACAAGCATCTTTAGGATTATCTGAAGAAGGAGATAAATATGTTGCAGCATTAATTGAAGCAGCTGTTGAAGATGGAGTTAATCCAATTGGACAAAGTTCATCAGTAATCTCATTAACTAAAGCTAATGCAGTTGCATCTATGGAAGATGGATTTGCATATCTATATGGTAAAAATTGTAGAGTAAATGATACTTTCTATCTAGAAGTAGCTCCTAAAGTATTTACTATTTATAGACAAGCATTAACTGAATTATCAACTGATAATCCAGAAATCTTAAAGAAAGGTGCTGTTGGTAAAATCAACAATGCTTATGTATGCATTGAAAACCTATTACCTACTGGTAAAGTTGGTACTGGATCAAGTGATGATACATACTACAATGTATTAAGAACTTCTAAAGCTATTGCATTTGCTGAACAAATTGATAAAGTTGAAGCATATAGACCACAAGCTGCATTCCAAGATGCATTAAAGGGACTTTATGTATTTGGTGCTAAAATTGTTAGACCAGATGAAATTTATGTAATTAGAACAGCTATGTAATTTTAAGGGCATTTTAGCCCTTTTATCTTGTTAAGAGTATATTTAGGTGCAACTCCTAAAAACAAGACCTAGAAAGGAAGAAAAAGTATGAATAATGAGTTATTTATTGTAAGACCAAGTCTAAAACAACATTATGGTAGAACAATTACTAAAGAAACTGAATTCGATGAGTGGACAGAGGATAAAGAAGTACATCAAACACTTAAAGATTTAGTTTTAACAACAGAAGTAAAAAGAGAAAATGAATACAATGGTGTAAAAAGTACCGAAGAAAGTAAAATGACACAAGAAATACCTGAAGGAACTATTCTTATATGGAATGAACTAGATGGTTATATATTGCCAAATGTTGCAGTATATAAAATGAAAGACTTAGAAAACGAAATAAAAGAAATCAAAAAGATTTATAAAGATAATACTGATATGAATCCAAAGGAGGTATAATATGACATTAAAAGATATGAAAATTAAAACATTTAGCTTAATAGAAGAATATTATCCAGAAGAAGCTGGACTTGCTGAAGATGAAGATGTTTTAAATAAAATAAATGGAGTAGTTAATCAAATACAAGATGATTTAATGAAATATCGTAAGATAAATGCAACATATACTAAAACTATAAATGAATTAGTTGATAAAACAATAACAATTAATACTGAAATAAGTGATATTTATCAATTAAATAAAATAATGTTAGATCCATTAGTAGAATATAGTATGCCAGATGATAACACATTAGTTTTACCAGAAGATTATGAAGGAACATTAACTATATATTATTTTAAATATCCTACAAAAGTATTACTTGATCCACCAACAACAATAGAAGTTGAAGGAGAAGTAGAACCAGTACCATATGATTATGATGAAGAATTTACATTTGATTTAGATGATGTATTACTTGAAATAATGCCATATGGAATTGCTGCAGACCTTTTAAAAATGGATATGATAAGTAATTATGGAGAATATTTTTATAAAAGATATTTAGAAATGAAGAATGGTATTGATTCAAGAAAAACTGGTGGAATGATATTTATTGATGGAGGGGTTGATATCTAATGTCTAGTCTAAAGGATTTAATTACAAGAAAATATGACAATTTTAGAGGTGTAGACTTTTCCAATAACAATGTATCATTATATCGTAGTCCAAATGGGCTTAATATGTGGAAGAATTATGAAGACAATGATAGCATTCAAACAAGACCTGGTATGGAGTTGTTAGATAATTTTGGCAACAAGATATTAGGTCTATTTTTTTATGTAAAAAATAATACTACACATGTATTAGTACATAGTGGTACAAAACTACTAGAATGGGCAAATTATCCAAATACACCAGCAAGTACTACTGAATTATTTAGTGGAATGAATATTATAGAAAGTAAATCGTTTATTTATAATAATACTTTATTTATATTAGATGGAACAAATTACTTAGAATATGATGGTAATACAGTCACTTCAGTAGAAGGAACAGTACCAATTACTTCATACTATAAGAATCCAGATGGTTCAACAAATATAGATGCAACAACTGATATTAACTTAGTATATCAAGATGTTAATTGCTTAACTCCAAAAAGAAAGAATGCATTTATAGGAGATGGTTCTTCTACTAAATATATGTTAGATACAAAAGGATTAGATAGTGCAGTAGTAGGTGGTTTAGTAGAAGCTACAGTAGATGGAGTAACAAAAGTAGAAAATATTGATTTTTCAGTTGATAGAACAAGTGGATATATAACATTTAATACAGCACCAGATAGAGATAGTGAAGTAGTAGTACTATTTAGTAAAACAACTTCTGGATATAGAGATAGAATACTAAATTGTACTTTAATAGCAGAATTAGATAATAGAATATTCTTTAGTGGTAATCCAGATTATCCTAATGCAGTATTTCATTGTGAGTTAGACGATCCTAGATATGTAAGAGATACAGCATATTATGAGTGTGGTATTGATTCTTCTATGATAAAAGCACTAATACCAGGAAATAATGCCTTATGGGTAGTAAAAGAAATGAATCAAAACTCAAGTAGTGTTTATTATATGACACCAACATATGATTCAACATATGGCAAGATATATCCTAGTGTAAATGGTTCAATAGCTTTAGGATGTGTATCTACTGGAATAAACTTTAGTGATGATGTAGTATTCTTTTCAAATAATGGATTAGAAGGGATAACTACTAATGCTTTATATAGTGAGCAAGTATTAGAACATAGAAGTTCATTTGTAGACACTAAAATGATAAGTGAAACTGGATACACAAATGTTAAACTAGCAGAATATAAAGGTTATTTAATATGTTTAATAGGTTCACATATGTATTTAGCAGATAAAAGAGCAATGGCTAAGACAAGTTCAAATGATACAGAGTATGAGTGGTATTATTGGGAATTACCTAATTCAATAACATTTATATCAGAATATCGTGGAGATTTATTCTTAGGAAATGCAGATGGAGATATGTTTAAACTAGGTGGCACAGTAGATGATACATTAGATGAAGAACAAGGGCAACCAATAGGACATTATGACATAACAAGTGTATGGACTACTGCTAAAGATGACTTTGGTTATCCAGGATATACAAAAACAACAAACAAAAGAGGAAATGTTGCAAATTTAAAACCAATGAATAACGATTCAATACATGTAGATACAATAGTAGATGGAACATTAAAAGAAAAGAAAGTTTTTAGTGATACAAAAGGTTATATAGCATATAGAATAAAAGATAAAAAATTTAAGAATATTCAGTTAAAATTTAGTTCCAATAAACCATTTGGAATTTTTTCTTGTACATTACAAGGATTTATAGCTGGATATATAAAAAGATAAGGAGTGATAAGAAATGGATGAAAGATTAACTAATATAGAAAATCAAAAGCAAGCACAATTAAGTAAAAACGAACAAATTTATAGTGGATTACTTACAGATGCACAAAATTTATATAATCAACAGCAAAATTATGCTAATCAATATGAAACCACACAAAACGATATATTAGATAAGCAATTAGCATATAATACAAAGCTAATAGAGCAACAAAAAGATATTGCTAGGGAAAACGCTAAGGTAGAACAAAACAAGGCTAAAAACGACTATTTTTCATATATAAATCCATATGGTTTACAAGCAGAAAGTTTAGCAAGTAGAGGACTATTAAATTCTGGAGTAAGTGAAACTGCTAAATTAGGTGGATATAATACTTATCAAAATAGATTAGCAGCAGCAAATAAAACATTACAAGATGCAATTACTCAATATGATAATGATATAAATGCAGCAAGATTAAATAATGATGTATCAAAAGCACAAAACGCATTAGAGAAATTAAAACTACAATTACAATATAGTGAAAGTTATTACAATAAAAAAGGTGATTTAACTATAAATCAATTTAATACAGGTAGAGATATAGATACAGATTATTATAATAGATATCAAACAGAATATTCAAATATTCAAAATGAAAAAGCTAGAGAAGAAGCAATAAGACAATGGGAAGCTGAAATGGCTGAAAAACAAAGACAATATAATGAAAATATGGCATATCAAAAAGAAAGAGATAGAGTAGCAGATGAACAATGGGCTAAAGAATATGCTTTATCACAAGCAGCTGCAGCAGCAAAAAGAACATCAGGTGGAGGATCATACAATTTAACAAATGGCTCAGGTGGTAATGAATTAAGTAATGGCAGTGGATATTCAATATTAAGTGTTGATGAAAATGGATGGGGTAAAACAAATTTAACTCAAAGTTTACCAGGTGGAGGATCAGCAGAAGTATATAGAAATCCACAAGGAGAATTATTATATTGGAATCCATCTACAAATGGTTGGATGAGCTATGGTACAACAAGCAATTCAAACAATAATTCTGGTAGAAGTTCTGGATACTTAAAATCTACATATACGCCAAATTTATCATCACAAAATGCAACAAGTTGGTTATCACAAAATGTAAAACCAAAAATGACTACTGAAGATTTAGCTAGAGTAATATCTAATGGAGAGAGTCAAGGAATTTTAAAATCTGGAGATAGAGAGAAAATATATAAATCATATGGATTATAGAATAGGAGGTATTTTTTATGGCAAAATATGATGATATTTTAGAAGAAATCAAAAAAAGGCAGCAATATGCTAATGCAGAACTAAACACTGCACAAGATGTCATAAATTATGCTCAAAATAATGGTAAATCTTATCAAAGATTAAATGAAGAGTATCAAGAATCTGTTCAAAAAACAAAACAAGCTAAAAATTGGATGGATACTACAGCAAAAAAAGGAAATATTGCTTTAAGTAATAATTATCAAGCACCAACTGCTCAGTCAATGTTATCAAAAAATATTAGCAAAAAGCCCTGGGAAAAACTTAATAAGCCTACTACAGATGTAGGTATAAGAGTTCAACAGGAAAGAGATGAATTAGAAAGACAGCAAGATTATTACAACAAAAAAATAGCAAATAGTGAGCAATATAAAGACTACATGAATAGAACAAACAAAATTAATCCTATTTTAGAGTATTCAAAGAATGTAGCACAAGTAAGAGAACAAGGACTAAGTGGTGCAGACAAAGCATTTGCACCTTTATTATCTGGTTTGGATAATATTAGAGATTTAGGAGGTTCTTTTGTTCAATCTAACGGTACAAGAGTAATGTTACCTTCTCTTAACGACATAAAAACACAAAAAGCAATAGAGGATACTGATAATTGGTTATATAAAGGATATGCAGATGTCACACAAAGTATAGGAAATATGTTACCAGGTATAGCTTTAAATGCAATTCCTGGTGCAGGAACAGCTTTAGGAACTGCATATTTTGCTGCATCAACATATGGAAGTGCTAGAAATCAAGCATTATTAGATGGATATGATGAAAAACAAGCTACAACTTATGGAATTATTAATTCTGCTTTAGAAATTGGTCTAGGAAAAGTATTAGGTGGTGCTAGTGCATTATTAGGTAAATCACCAGCTAGTAAATGGATAAGTAAAAATGTTACATCTAAGATAGCCAAAAATCCAGTATTAAGTGGCTATATATCAGATATGGTGTCAGAGTTTGGAGAGGAATATTTACAAGAATATTTAGATCCTATAGTTCAAGCATATGTATTTGATCATAAAGAAGATTTACAAGATTATAAATTAGAAAATAATTTTTTTAAATTATTTGAAGGGCAAAACTTTTATGCTGGTTTATTGGGTGCAATATCAGCAGGAATAACAAATGCACCAAATTCTATAAAACAAAATATTAATGTTAAAAATCAATTTGAAAACATTGTTGAAACAATAGAGCAAGAAGGAAATCAAAAACTAACTGAAGAGCAAAAACAAACATTAAAAGATAGTTTTTATAATGAATACAATAAAGCAGTTAAAAACAAAACCGAATTAAATTATAATGATGTAGTAAACAATGCTAATATTCAAGCAAATACAAATGTAGAAACAAATACAGAAGAAAACATATTGTCTAATATAGAAGAATTAAAAGCAAAGCAAAAAGAAACTAAAGATGTAAAAGAAAAACAAGAAATTGCTACTAAAATAAGTGAATTAGAACAACAAGTTGAAGAAATGCAAAAAAAAGTTAATTTACCAAACAATAATATAAGTGTTAGTGACAATTTATTAACAAAATTTAAAAAGTTATTTAAAAGTTCATTTGATGAGAATGGAAATATTAAAAATTTCAAAACTCAAGTGTTAGATTTTATAAATAAAAAAACACCATCAGGTGAACAATTATTAGTCAAACCAAATAGTCAGAGTTTATCATATGCTAATTTGAATGACCAACCTATTGTTTATTCACAAAAAGATTTATCAAAATCATTAACTGGAAAACATTCAGAACAAGTTCCAAGAAGTGTTATTGACAATCTTCCTACTGAATTGGACAACAGTGTATTAGCTATGGATTCAAGAACTCACGATAATGCAAAAGTATTTATTTTAAACTCAAAAAATAAAGATGGAGTTCCTTTAATAGCTACTATACATCAAAATAGAAATGTTGCAGAAATAGAAGTTAATGCTTTAACATCTGTTTATGAAAAAAATGATATTCAAGATTTTATTAATAATACTGCAAAGGGAAATAAAAATATTTATACAAATAATAAAACCAATGAATGGCTTTTCCGCGAAGGGCTCCAATTGCCCAAGCGTTTTGCCAATTCACTGGTTAGTAATATAAATATACCACAAACTAACGAAAATGTCAATAATGGTATATCACAATATAATATGCCAAATAGTAAGAAAAATATACCTTTAGCAAAAGAACAAGATGTATTAAAAATAGATGCTAGTAAAATAGCACAAGAAATGAATGGTATTAATAAATCAAGTTCTTCTGATGAAAATCAAAGAAGATGGGTAGGAACATCTACTGAAAGTGATGTATTAAAGGATAAAATACTAATTAAAGATTTAGATCCTGAAAAAATTAATTATGTAGTAGAATCAAACAAAAAGTCAGTAGATACAGCTAATAATTATTTAGATGTAAATGGTTATGAAAAAGCATTATCTCATGTTAAAGAATTACTAACAAGTGATACTTTACCTAAGGCTAGTGATGTAGCACTTGCTGAGAGGGTATTACAAGAAGCAGTTAAAAATGGAGATACTAAAACAGCACAAGATTTATTAATGGATATTGCAATACTAGGAACTGATTTAGGACAAGCAACTCAAGCATTATCAATTATTAAAAAATTAACACCAGAAGGTCAATTAAGAATGTATACTAAAATAATTCAAAGAGCTAAATCTCGTGGAGAAAAGGCATTTAAAGATGTAGAAATAACTACTGATATGGTACAAAATGTATTAGATGCTTATAATTTTGATGGAACATATGACCAAAAAGATTTAAATAATAGAGTAGAACAATTTAAACAACAAATAGCAGACCAAATGAAAACTACTAAAGGTGAAAAGATAAATGCTTGGAGATACTTATCAATGTTAGGAAATCCTAAAACACATATAAGAAATATAGTATCAAATGTTGCTATGAATGGTACAATTAAAGTTAAAAATGCAATGGCTAGAACATTAGAAACTATTATACCTGTAAAAAATAGAACTAAGACATGGAAACAAGCAACAGATTATATCAAAAATTATTCTAAACAAACAGCTAATGATATGAAAGATATTATTACTGGTGAAAACAAATACAACGAAAAGAGTTCTTTAGAATCCAAAAAACAAATCTTTAAATCTAAAACATTAGAGAAATTAGCAAACTTTAATAGCAATGCATTAGAAGCTGAGGACTGGTTCTTTAGTAAAAGGGCATTTCAAAGCACATTACAAGAGTATTTAACTGCAAATGGTATAAATACTGAATCTGATATAAAAAACAATCCAGAGATAGTAGAAAAGGCTAAAAACTATGCTGTAGAACAAGCTGAAATTGCAACATTTAGACAATATAGTAAGTTAGCATCACAAATTAATAATTTAGAAAAGAATAATAAAATTGCAAGATTAGCAATAGAAGCAACTGTACCATTTAAGAAAACTCCTATTAATGTTGCAAAAGCTGGTGTTAAATATTCACCACTTGGATTAATAAAGAGTATATCTTATGATGCTTATCAAGTAGCACATGGAAATATGGAAGCAAGTCAACTTATAGATAATTTATCACAAGGTATGACAGGAACATCACTTGCATTACTAGGATATGCACTTGCAAAAGCAGGAATATTAAATGGTGCAGGTGGAGATGATAAAGATGATAAGTATGATTCACAACTAGGAGATAATCAATATTCATTAAAAATAGGAGATAAATCTTATTCAATTTCTTGGTTATCACCAGTAGCTATGCCATTACTTGTAGGAGCAAATGCTTATGAGCAACTAGAAGAAAAAGAAGAATGGGATATGAATGTAGTATCTGAAACACTTGCTAAAACATTAGATCCATTAAATGAAATGTCATTTATGTCAGGTTTAACAAATGCATTAACTTCATATGGAAGTGGTGTAGATAAAATCAAAGGTTCTTTAGAAAGTGTTGGACAAAACTATGTAGGTCAATTTTTTCCAACATTATTTAGTCAAATAGCAAGTACATTAGATGATAAGAAACGATCAACAAAAGCATCTGCAAATAGTTCTTATAAATTTGGAGAACAAACATTAAGAAGTATTATGTATAAAATACCAGGATTAAGACAAAATTTAGAAGTAGCAACTGATATTTGGGGTAATGAAAAGGAACAAGCAGATAATATTATTCAAAGAGCATACGAAAGTTTCCTAGCACCATATTCAGCAACAAAAAAAATAACATCAGATTTAGATAAAGAAATAAAAAATATTTATAATAAAACTGGTGAAACAGGAGTAATACCTAGTGTACCTTATTCTTATGTTAAATATAAAGATAATACATATAGAATGTCTGCTGAAGAATATACTAAATATAAAAAGACATTTGGACAAAATGCTAATAAATATCTAAATAATTTAATAAATTCAAGTGCTTATAAAAATGCATCTGATAACGACAAAGCAAAAATGATTAATAATACTTATGATTATGCAAAAGCAGAAGCAAATGAAGAATACTTTAAATCACAAAAAATAGACTATGCAAGTGATACATTAAAAGAATTAAATGATTTAAAGAAAATAGGTATTAATGATAAATCATTAGCAGATTATATTTCAAATAAAACACTATCATCTACAATAAGTGGTGATAAAACATTAACTGCAAATGAAAAACATCAAAAAATAGCCAATAATTTATTAAAAACTAACTTAAATGATAAACAATTAGCATACTTATATGGTAAATATTATTCAACAGATGAAAAACTAAATAATCTAATAACATTAAATATACCTATCAAAGAATTTATTAAATTAAATAGTCAAGATATAGAAAGTGATTATAACAAAAATACTGGAGCAACTATAAGTGGTTCTAAAAAACAAAAAATAATTAATTACATTAATTCTTTAAATTTATCAGTTGCACAAAAAGCAATATTAATTAAATCTCAATACAATACATTTAATAATTACAACAATGAAATAGTAAATTATGTTAATAACTTAAATAAAACAGCAAATGATAAAAAAGTATTATTAAAAAGTTTTGGATTTGATGATTATGATAAAGATGTTATTAATTACATTAATTCACTAAAATTAACTGCAAAAGAAAAAGAAACAAAATTAAAATCACTAGGATTTACAATAAGAGATGGGAGGGTGTATAGCAAATGAGAAATGATTTACCTAAAGCAATAACTGCTGAAGATGTCATTAGAAGATATGATTTGAATAGCTTAGTACAAAATAGAAAAGAAATACAAATAAATAAACTAGGTTTAGATAAAACAGAAAACATATTATATAAATTCATTGATAGCACTCTTAAAGGAATGACTGATACAGAAGACCAGGTTGATGGAAAAATCACAACCTGGTTTTTTGATACAGTTCCTACATTATTAAATGAACCTGCTAGTAATTGGACTGATGATAAAACAAAAAATTCTCATATAGGGGATTTATATTATGATAGAACTAATGGTAATACATATATATTTAATTTAAGTGAAGATGAATATTCATGGAATTTGGTTGATGATAACAATATAAATGAAGCTATGGCTTTAGCAAATTCTAATCCAGATACTTCTGATGGATTTAGAAATATATTTGTAATAGATCCTATAGCACCATATAAAGTAGGTGATATATGGATAAAAAGCAATGGTGATGTATATAGATGCAATGTAGCAAGAGAAAGTGGTAACTTAAATGAAGCAGAATGGGTAAAATCATCTGAATATTCAAATGATAATTATGCTTATGATGCAAGGGCAATAATAGACCAATTTACTGAATTTATTACTGCAAGTTATGTATGTAAGGTATTAGTAAAAACAACTAAGGATAGTATTGAATTAAGTGTATCAAGTGCTACAACAAAGATTACAAATGATTATACTACTGCAATAAGTGAATCAGAAGGTAGAGCAGAAATAAGGGAAGGACAAGTCCTTTTAAGTGCAAATAGATATACTTCTGGTGAAATTGCAAGAGTGGAAGGTGAAATTGGTGATATAGCTGATATTACACAAACAGAAGAAAGTGAGTATGCAGGTGTAAATTTCACGAATGTTCCACAATCTGAACCAATTAATATTAATATACATCCTATAATAGATAATATTAGTTATTTGTATCCTAATAGTTCGTTGTTTCCTAGTTCTACTACATATTTAAAGACTAGAACATTAAGGTTTACAAATACAACTGATTTTGAAATAACAGAAGATACTTATTATAACAATTATAGAAAGTATTATTCGTTTGATGGTAGTAGTTATACTTTGTTGGTTGCTGGAACTGATTATACAATAGGAAATGCTATAACTGGTACTGTATATCAAAACACATATATAGATTATGAATTACCAGATGATTTACTTTATTATGATTCTGACAATTATGATCTACTTGAAATGGATTATGGAAATCAATTGTGTAGGGTAACAAAGAAATGTAAATATAATGCTGATGGAACAGTATCATTATTAAACGAACCAACTATAACTAATTATGAATATCCAAGCATTCCACTAGAATTAGGTAATTATGAAATACAATTGTTAGGTTATACATCTGGATATATATTTGTAAGATTAATGTCTAATAATGTTTATACAGGACAATTCATAACAAAAGCAAAATTAGATGCAAGTGTAAATATATTACCTCATACTATAGAATTAATAACAGCAGAACTTGTAAGTGGTACACAATGTGGAATCACAATTAAACTAAGAGATGCTAATGGTAATGAATTAGATAGTAAAGAGGCAAATATTACAATGACTGGTAAAGTTGCATTTGATGATTTATCTACAAGTGGAAGAACTACAATAAATGGTTCTAATATAACAACAGGAACAATAGATGCAAGTGTAGTAAATGTAAATAACATAAATGCAAGTAATATAAAAACAGGAACATTAAAATCTTCTAATTATGTTTCCGGAACATCTGGAACATCAATAAACTTATCTACTGGGGCAATAGATTCTAAAAACTTTAAAGTAAGTTCAACAGGTACCGTAACAGCAACAAATGCTAATATATCTGGAACAATAACAGCAACAGCAGGTACTATAGGTGGATGTTCTATATCAAGTGGAACATTACAAATAGGAAATGCAAATATAACTTCTATATCTGCAAATAAAATAACAACAGGAACATTAAATGGAAGCAATGTAAATGTAACTAATATTAATGCTTCAAATATCACTGGTGGTACATTAAATGTAGATAGAATATCTGCTAATTCAATTACCACAAATAAACTACAAGATAATTCAGTAACTAACTCTAAAATAGCAAACACTACTATTACAAGTGGAAAAATGAATATAAGTCAATTATCAAGTATTACTGCAAACATGGGAACAATAACTGCTGGACAAATATCAAATAATAGAGCAAAATTAAATTTATCTAATGGATATTTACAAATGTGGCCTAGTGATGGAGGTTCATTAATATTTAATGGTGCAGCAAGAATGAGTGCTGTTTATGGAGTTGGAATTAGTTCTAATTCAAATGGAACAGTTGGAGCACCAAGTAATAATGGAATTGATATAAAAGGATGTTCTTATGCAAGTGTATATATAGGAACAATGAGTAATGCGTCAGGAACAAGTGAAGTAGCTAGTGTTACTGTATTTAATAATGGAGTTGCATTAAGAGGATCAAGATTAACTGCTAATGGTGCAACAATAGCAACAACATCTAGTAAAGCAACAAAGAAAAACATTAAAAAATTAACTAATAAACAAAAAAATGAAGTTTATGAACTAATAAAAAATATACCAACAATATCTTATGATTATAAAAAGAAATATGGAGATAAAGGCTATTATGGTTTTTTAATAGAAGATATAGAAAATACAAAATTAAATACTTTATTACATATAACACAAAATGAATATGATAAGAAAATGAAATTATATTCAACTGAAGATTTATCAAGATTAGAATTAATAGTAATACAACAATTAATGAATAAAGTTGATGAACTTGAAAGGAGGTTAGTTCATGAATAAACCATTAACACTTGCTGTTCAAGAAACCGAACAACAAATAGTAGAAATAATAAACAACTCAGGTTTACCTGCATTTTGTTTAAAATCTATTTTGAGAAATCTGTACGAACAGACAAGTAGTATTGAACAACAAGAAATAATGACTTATCAAAACAAATTAAAGGAGGAAAGTGAAAATGATAAGAAAACAAAAAAAGACAACAAATAGTATTGACAAGGGTATAATAAATAAATTATGCTTATACATACATACATACATACATACATACATACATACATACATACATACATACATACAAAAACTATATCGAAAGGGGGTGCAGTTATTTAGTAATTGCACCTCAAAGGAAGGGGGCAAGGCTAATTTAGATTATACTTGCTCTTTTCTATCGAATAGAGGTGTATCTCTATGAGTTTAGTCAACTTCAAAGATTTGCCGGATACAAGTACACCACTACGTGCACAAAAATTAAATGGGTTACTTAATGGTGATGAGGCAATGGGGCAAATAGTTGTAGAAGATGTAATTTGTAAAAATCTATTTAATATAAATCAAAATAGAGCTAGTGCTAGTGCTACATCTACTGTTAATGAAGATATTTTGACAGTTAAAAGTGGAGGAACATATTGTAGAACATCATATTTTTTAACAAATTTAACAGTAGGAGAAACATATACTGTTTCATTTTCTTATAATAATCCTAATGGAAATTCAATAAGAGTTGGTATATATAGTGGGTCAACAACTGTTGCAACAAGTGGTGACTTTACAACTACATCAGGTAATAAAAGTTTTACATTTACTTCAGTTGCAAATAATCAAATAAGATTTTATAGTAATACCACATCAACTTCAAATACAAATTCTGTTGAATTTTTTAATATTCAAATTGAAAAAGGAGGTTCTGCAACAAATTATGTTAAATATAAAAAATATGAAAATAGTGATGATTATTCAATAAATGAGCAAGTAATTGGCACTTGGATAGATGGTAAGCCTATATATAGATATGTGTATAATTCTACAACAAAAGCATCAAATTATGTATTACCTGTAACAAATGCTGAAACAATAGTAAAAACATATGGAACTATACATAGAAAAGATTATCCAAGAATATATCAGCCTATTCCTTCAAGATTAAATAACTCAGGAGCATTTTTTGATTGGAATACTGTATCAACAGATCCAAATGGAAATATACAATGTGGAGTTTTATATGGAAGCAATATGGATGAAAATGCTTTTAATGATATAACTATTATAGTGGAGTACACAAAAACAACAGATTAACTCATAGAATACTAAATAACATTTAATATGGCATTAAAAGATTGGAAAGATTTACCAGATACATCTACACCAATAACAGCTACTAATTTAGAAAATGATGGTAGTTATTTAAAAGAACTAATAAATGGTACTGTATTATTTAGTGATGATAATGGAATTGTGGGAGATGATATCCCATTAAGGGATAGTAAGAATAATTATGACTATGTAAAAATAACTTATTCAATTAACAAAGGACATTATATGACAATAGAAGTGCCAACAATAGCTAATTATATATCTTTGTTTTTTCCTACAAATACATCATCTCCAGCTATTTCTATTAGAAATGCCAGATATACATTTGAAAATAATAAATTAACTTTTACTTATTATTCTTCAATTGTATATAATGGAGCAAATTTATCTCAAACTACAAATGCAATACTTGTTCATAAAGTTATAGGTTATAAAAATAGTTAAGAGCAAATATAAATAGCCGAATATTATGGCGGTAAATCCAAATAATAAACCATATAAAAATTTACCGGATACTTCTACCCCTTTAATTGCAGATGGTTTAGACCGAATGTATAAATTAGCAATAGCATTAGGTTTAGATCAAGACACATATTCGACATCAACGAATTATGCAGTAGGAGATATAGTTATACATGACTATAGAATATGGAAGTGTACAACAGCATGTTCAGGAACATGGGATTCAACAAAGTGGACGGTTGTCCCAATAATAGTTTAGAAAGAAGGTAAATTTTTATGAAAAAATTAATAAAAACACTTGACAAGCATGTCAAGAAAATATTACAATCAATCAATCAATCAATCAATCAATCAATCAATCAATCAATCAATCAATCAATCAATCAATCAGGAAAACTATATCGAAAGGAGGTATCAATTACTAGATACTTCCTTTTATGTGGAAAGTGGGGTGAGAGATATTTAATATCTTCTCACTTTGGTGATGTTTATGCTTAATGAATTACTTGGTGGAACTATTATAGAAAGTGATACAAACCAAAATGGTACGTATATAAAATATTCAGATGGAACATTAATATGTTGCAAAAATATTGCATTTTCAAGCATTGCAATAACTCAAGATACTGGTAATGTTTTATATACTTCTGCTGATTTAGATATGGGAAGTTATCCATATACTTTTGTGTCTAAACCAACTTTAAATGCAAGCAAAGTTAGAAATTATGCGGGTTTTATTTACAATATATCACAAGAAACACAAGATTTTTCTAAAATTGGAACTGTTAAATTTGGTTGTGGTAGAGGATGGAGTAGTTCTGCCTGGGGAGTAGATATTATAGCAATAGGAAGGTGGAAATAAGCATAAACAGATATTAAATATCAACTATTATGATTAATGGTGAATTACTAAATAATATATCAAAACACGAAAATAGTGTTGAAAATATTTCGGTTAATTCTGGTAGTACAAAAAATATTACTGAGTGTTCAATAACAGCTCCTAAAAAAGGAATTGCACTTGTTGTAGTAAATGCAAATTTTGAACAAAATTCAAATGGATATAGAATGTTGAATATTTCAAGAAATGGTTCGGCTTCTTATCCAAGTGTTACTGTTAGAGTTCCATCAGTATCAAATGCTGCTACCACTTTAACAACTGTTAAAGCAATAAATTTAAATACTAATGATATAATATGTCCTAGATGTCAACAAAACAGCGGAGAAACGTTAGTATGCAATTTTAATATACAGGTAATTTATTTAAGTTAAATAACTAACCCCACAAATCTAGTAATAGATTATTATGATAAATGAAAGTTTAATACCAATTGATTTAAGTTGTTTACGCAAACAAGGTAATGCAAATTTAAATGCTAATAATAATACAACTATAGGAATGTATGTTGTTCCACAAAACCAGAATGCTACAAATTATCCATTTAGTGGTGGAAATGGTTTTTTAGTTGTATTTGCTCCAAGATCAGATGTTATATATCAGCTATGTTCAAATTATATAGGATCAACATGGGTTAGAATATGCTGGTTTGGAACTTGGCGTGAATGGATTAGAATTACAAATTAAAAAAGAAAGGAGAAACGATATGGAAAACATAACACTAGGAGATATTAATGGTTTTTTACTTAATTTTGCAAGTATTATTACAGCAGGTGGTGTTGTATGTGCTTTAGCATTAAAAATAGGCAAAAAAGTATTAGATAATTCTTTAGATCCATTTAATAAAAGAATAGATGAAATGGATAGAAAAAGAGAAGAACAATTCATAGCTACTAATAATAAAATAAACAAATTAAGAGAAGAATTAGATGATAACTCGTTAAACACTATGAAAAATTCTATATGTAATGAAATGATACCTTTAAGTGAAAGAGTATCGATATTTGAAAAATATGAACAAAAAGGTGGAAATGGGGCTGTAAAAGTTCTAGGTCATAAATTACAACAAGAATATGAAAAGGAATTAAAAAAGAAGGAGAGATAAATATGAATTTTAGTAATAAAGTATATGATGTACTTAAGTACATTGCTCAAATATGTCTTCCAGCATTGGGGACTTTTTATTTTGCTATAGCAAGTATATGGAATCTACCATATTGTGAAGAAATAGTAGGAACTATTACTGCAATTGATACATTATTAGGTGCATTATTAATGATATCAAATAATAATTATAATAAAAAGAAAGTAGGTAAGTAATATGAGATATCCACTTGATGTTATTAAAATAACAAACCCTTTTAGTTCAACACATAAGGGAATAGATATGGGAAGACAAGGGGTTTATCATAGACCAGTATTAGCTGTAGATAGTGGAACTGTTATTTATGTTAAATTTCAATCAACAGGCGGATGGGTTATTCACATTAAACATTCTGGATATGTAAGTGAATATGCTCATTTACAAGAAGGCAGTGTAAGAGTAAAAGTTGGAGATAAAGTAATTATGGCTCAACAAATTGCAAATACAGGTAATACAGGAAGTGGTGCTAAACAAGGAGAACATTTACATGTAGGAATTTGCAAAGGAACTAAGATTACATATACAAATAAAGATCAATGGGTAAATCCATTAGACTATTTAGAAGTATATACAGGTCAAACAGTTGCTAGAGAAACTGTAAAAGAATATGGTAGCCAAATAAAATATCATGAACCAGCTAAATGGACTGCTGGAACATATAAATTATTAAAAGATAAAGCATTAAGAAAGAGTCCAAATTTAGGTAATAATATTAAAAAAATAAAAGAATGTATTGCAGAAAAGTGGGCTAAAAGTGCTTATAATAAAATAAAACCACTTAATAAACCAAATACAGATGCTTATTGTAAACAAGGCTGTGAATTTGAAATATCTAAGATTATAGATGAAAAAGGTCGTATTTGGGGTAAATGGGGTAAAACTGGTAATGATTATATTTGTTTATGTAATATTGATGGTACTCCACAAGCAACTAAAGTAAAATAGGATAGGAAAAACCTATCCTTTTTTATTGTCGAAAAATGACATATTTTGTCGAAAGTATGGAAAGTAATAAATAAATATGAGATAATATATAAGAAAAGGGGATTTGGTATGAAAAAAGAGATAATTTTAAGGGAAATTAGGTATTATTCAAAAGTATATAGTCCTAACTGCAAGAAAGTCAAAGAATTAAGAAAAAGATTGACAAAATTAAAAAAGCAATTATAATATAGTCTCAACAAATTGACATATAAGTTTAATTTGTTGTTGTATTTACTCTAAAATAGAGTATAATATAATTAGAATAGGTTGATTTATTTGTATTGTATCTATTCTATTGCTTTATGAGGACAAAAAAGAGATATCTGTTTTTGTTAGATGTTCTTTCAGTCCAATTATTTGTTCTGGGAACACCTAGTCATTGTTGAGTAGGTGTTCTTTTTTAATCCTTTTTTAAGATGTATGCAACGATAACAAGAATAACTATTAAAGCTATTATATATTCCATTGTTTAATCCTTCCATAGGACATCCCTCCTTCCTTTTATAAAATAAATAAATTATATTATATTTGGACTGAGGTTGAGAACACCTAACACAGATATCTCGTAATCAATTATACATTAATTGTAATATTTTGTCTATAAATAGTTTCTATAAAATATTGATATAAACTCATCTCTAGTATGAGTTTTTTCATATTCTTTTTGAAATAACTTTTTATAGTATAAATCCATATCTATATCATTATGTATTCTAGTATGACAATTAAAACATATAGGCATAACCATTCCATGTTTTATAGAATTTAATCTATTTTTACCATAAAATATTTCGTGTAAATGTTGTTTTCTCATACCACATACAAAACAATGAGATAGATCATTAGTTATTATACTTGTTCTATTTCTTTCTAACTTTGCTAATTTGCTTGTTTTTTGTTTCATATTTTGTACTCTACTTGTACTCTGGAATATATAGAATATATGTAATTTTGGAGTACAAGATAGAAAAAATGCCCTTAAAATAGGGCATTTGTTTTTCACTTGGAGCAAGTGAGGAGAATCACAACACTCTTTTAAATCCCTATTTTATTGCTATTTTTATTTTTTGTACTCCGAAATGTACTCTATAATCTAATAATATTTATCAGTAGAGTTTGCCATCTCCCTTCTTTTACTATCTATTATATCAGCATAATTCTTTGTGGTAGTAACTATATTGGTATGCCTCAATGCTTTTGATACTTCATATATACTTTTTCCTTCATTTAGCATATTTGTTGCATATGTATGTCTTAGATTATACATTTTTATTTTAGGAATGTTGGCTTTTTCTATAAAGTAATAAAAATACTTTCTTAAAAGACTATCACTATATGGTTTATTAGTTTGTGTATTCATAAATATAAATGAATCATCTTCTGTATATATTCCTAATTCACTTTCAATGTATTTTCTATAATTTTGAATTTCATTAATAAACTTATCTGTTATAGGTAAAATTGCATCAGATTGTAATGTCTTTGTTTCTTTAATTGGATTATCTGAATTTGGATCATAATTAATTGAGTGATTTATTTCTATTTGTTTATAAATAACATTTATATTTTTATATTTTAATGCTCTCGTTTCACCAATTCTATCTCCCAATGCAAGTCCTACAATAGTTAACATTTTAATTAATCTAGCATTTTTAACTTCATTCATATTTCCATTTTTTATATAGTAATCTAAAGTAGTAAGAAATTTAGTAATTTGTTCAGGTAGCCAATATTCAATTTTATTTTTTTCAACTTTATAATATTTTACTAATAAAGCAGGATTAGCAAGTATATACTCTTCAAGTATACACCAGTTAAAAAATGCTTTCAATATTTTTAATATTTCATTTTTTTCCTTATTTGGTGCATCAATGCCTTCAATAAAATTAATTATATCTGTTTTTTTGATTTTTGTGGTTCTAATATTGTCAAAGTAATTACAATAGTAATTATTATAAAATAATCGTTTCTTTTTTAGTGTATTATATGACAATTTTCGAATATATTCACAATCATACATATATTTCTTCCATAATTCACTAAATAAGTCAATATGGGCTATTTTATTAGCTTTCAGTTGTTTTAATTTATCATTATCTCTTAACTTCTTTGCAATATCTATATCATATATCTTTTTACCATCTATTTCAGATATTGTTGTTTTAGGATTTGATATAGTTACAATATAGTTTTTGTTTTTTATGTTCTGATAAACATTTTCATATCGAGTTTTACGATATCTTTTTTTATCCATAATTATACCTCCAATTCTTTACTTTTTTTCTTAATTATGTTAGAATTAGAGCATAGAAAGTCCTAAATTCTTTTGATCGAGGTTTTTGATTTTCTAGGAGTTCTATACTCCATATCCTACTTGTTCCAGCAAGTAGGTTTTATTTTTTATTTATATTTAGAATATATTCTATAATGTAATGTAGAATTTCTATAACAGCTGTCACTACAATTCCAAAAGTTAATGATTCCAGTATCAATTCAACAGCATTATGATATTGATGAGTAAAATACAAAATAGCAAATAATATTATTGTAATTATTAAATATAATATAAATTCTCCTTTTATTGATAATTTTTTCATTTTATACCTCCATATTTTTAATATATTTATCAGCTTCATCCTCATAATCATCAATTTTAAAAGCTAATAAATCTTTATCCTTTTGTCCTATTTGATTTAATTCTAAATGGGCTATTTCATGTAATAATGTATTACCTTTTGAATAATATGGAAGATTTTTGTTAATTATAATATTATTTATTCCTTTATAATTAAATACAAATCCATGAATATATTTAGGTAATTGTTTTTCACTCACATTAGCATTGTAATTATGTAGTAGTTCTTCCTGAGTTATGTAATTATTTAATAAATCTAATATCATATTAATCCTCCCCCAATTCCTTATCTATTTCTTTTTTTCTTTGTTCTATAATAGCATTAATTATATTCCAATCACTTTCTGTTAAATACTCTTTATTTTTACTAAATAATAATTCATGTTGTGCTAAACTTTTTTCTTCATCAGCAATAAATCTTAAATCTTTACCAACTAGTTCATCCATTGGAATATTAAAATAATCTGATAATTTAATTATATCTTCAGTAGTCATTCCTCTATCATCAGATTCCCATGCACTAACTAACGATCTAGCTTTACCAACAATTTTTGCAATATCTTCCTGCTTTAAATTGTTTTTAATTCTTAAATGTTTTAAATTTGTTGACAAATAGTTCACACAAAATCCTCCCTTCTTATTTATTATAATACACTATTTGTGACAAAAAATCAATAAATTTGTCACAAATTGTAAAAAAAGTATTGACAAGTCACTTATAGTGACATATAATGGTGTTAGTTAGGAGGAAAACAATGAAAGAAAAATTATCGTTTGTAAGTAATAACATGAAATCTTTTAGAGCAAGAGCAAATCTAACTCAAGAAGATACAGCTAAATTACTTGGGGTATCAAGAGCTACATATAATGATTATGAAGTAAATCCACAAAATGTAAAAATTGAAACTTTTTCTAAATTATCAAAAATATTCCATTGCAGAATAGTAGATTTTTTTGTGGAAATCAATGTCACAAATAGTGACTCGAATAATTAAAAACCTCGATCAAAAGAAAGGAGAAACTTATGTATGGAGCAAAAGATATTTCTAAATTAACTGGTAGAAGTATTGCTAGTGCTTATGAATTTATAAAAAAATTACAAGAACAATTTAAAAAAGAAGATAATACAAGAATTGTAATTAATGGTAAGATACCAATTTATTACTTCAACAAAGTTGTTTTAGGAATTGATAGTGTGGAATCACAAATAAAAAAAAGTTCCTAACAAATCAAGGAACTTGTCAAATTGTACGACATCTTAATTATAACAAAAAAATAAATAAAAGTCAAAGAAGGGAGAATATATATGAAATTATATGTAAATAGTTTAAAAAAAGTATGGAATGGGAAACAATTAACAGAAAGAGATTATAACAGATTAAGTAATTTGATGATTATAGCTATTGCATGGATCCTATTATGGATAGTTCTTTAAGAGGTGCAATATGAAATCAAACATTAACAGTTTCACATTTTATTTTGATTATTTTAACTTAGTAGATACATTACCAATAGAAGATAAACAAATACTTTTAGTAGCAATTACTGATTATGTATTTAAAGATATAGAACCTAGTTTATCAGGACATAATCAAGCTATATTTAATACATTAAAAGCACAATTAAATGTATCCAAAAATAAATCAAATAATGCTAAAAAAAATAATCAAATAAAAATCAAACAAAAATCAAATGAAAATCAAATGAAAATCAAAAAGGATAACAAAACAAGTATTTTAAGTTTTATATTTAATGATTTTATATTTATAAAAGATAGGGGATTGTTAAGGGGGAAGATTGAAGAATGGATAAATTACAAAGAGGAGAAGAAAGAACCATACAATGCTTATAGTTTAAAAGCACTTCTTAATCGAATAGAACAAAAGGTAAAAGAGTATGGAGAAGACAATGTAATAAATGCAATCGATAATAGTATGTCAAATGGGTATAGTGGAATCATTTATAAAAATATAAAAAAAGACATTACACCTAATTGGTTTAAAAAAGAAATAAAAAAAGAAACATTATCAGAAAAAGAAAAACAAGAAATGGAAGAATTGTTAAAGGAGTATAAAAATGACTGATAAAGAATATATCGAATATGCTAAACAACTTATAGAAAAACTTAAAGCAAGAAACATGGTACTTGAAAGTGATATTAAATCACAAGAAAGAATGCTAAAAGAAAACAAAAACAAATTTAAAGAGTACGAAAGGGTAATTGAAGAATTAAAAACAGAAAACATTAAATTAAAAAGAAAGTTAGGAGATATGAAATATGAATGAAAAATTATTAAAAATACAAACAACATTAAAAGCACCAAAAAATCAAAAGAATAGTTTTGGTGGATATAACTATAGAAGCTGTGAAGATATATTTGAAGCAGTAAAACCATTACTAGCAAAAGAAGGATTAACTCTAAGAACAACAGATGAATTAATTTTGATAGGAGATAGATATTATATCAAAGCAACTGCAATACTTAGTGATGGAACAAATGAAATAAGTAATATTGCTTATGCACGAGAAGAAGAAACTAAAAAAGGAATGGATGGATCACAAATAACAGGAGCAAGTTCTAGTTATGCTAGAAAATATGCATTAAATGGATTATTCCTAATTGATGATGTAAAAGATAGTGATTCAACTAATACACATGCTAAAGAAGAAATAAAAGCTACTGAAGCACAAATTAAAATGATAGTTGAAAACTTAAGTGAAGTAAACATCAAGAAAATACTTGATAGATATAATTTGAAAGCAATATATGAATTAACAATAGAACAAGCAAGTACAGTAATTAAGAGTTTACCAAAGAAAGAAGGAAAGTAATGTGAATGAATTAGTAGTTAAAGATAATCAAATAATTGTTCCAGAAGAAGCAATAAAGCAATTAAGAAAATTAGAAGAAAAAAGATTAGAAGCTGAAATGGCAATGAAAAGTTTTAAAACTGATTTATTAGATTTAATGGAACAAAATGGAATTAAAGAAGGATTTGAAGTAAATGGACTAAAGGTTGTTTACAAGAAACCTAGTCAAAGAACAACACTAGATTCAAAAAAAATAAAAGAGGACTTACCAGATATTTATGAAAAATATTCTAGAACAAGTGATGTAAGTTCAAGTGTAAGTTTAGAGTTCTTATGGTAATTGATGGAGATCTAACATTTATTGAAGAAACACACCAATACTTATTAAATGGTGTGCTTCTACCAAGTGTTAGTCAAATACTTAAATTTATATTTCCAAACAAATATAGTGGTGTATCAGAAACTACATTAAGCAAAAAAGCCAAATATGGATCAATAATGCATGAATACATAGAACTATTTGAAAATGGAAGATATAAAGAATTACCAGAATTAGATTTATATCAAAAACTATCTTTTAAACAATACTGCAGATTAAAAGCAAAGTATGACATAGAAGTATTAAGCCAAGAAAAAATGATTCATTACGAAGATTATTATGCAGGAAGATTTGATATGATTGCAAGCATTAATGGTAAAGAGTGTTTATGTGATATTAAAACTACTGCAGAGTTGGATAAAGAATATTTGAGTTGGCAATTAAGTTTATATGAATTTGCCTATGGTAAGAAATTTAAAAAGTTATATGCAATATGGCTACCAAAAGGCAAAGTTGGGGAATTGGTTGAAATAAATAGAAAAACAAAAAAAGAAATTATGAAATTATTAAAAGGTTATAAGAAAGAGGAGATTAAAAATGAAAAAGAAAATGTCTAAGGAAGAAAAAGTATTAGAAAGAAATACTTTAAAAAATAGAAAACAATTATTAAAAGAATATAAAAAAGCAACTAAGGAACCAATGTTTAATTCAGAAGAAAGAGAAATTATTAAACATATAACAATTACTTTTATAGTAATAATGTACTTAATGAATATTTTTGAATTAATAGCAAATGGACCATTTATGAGAGAAGCAATGCTAATAGAAAACATATTTTTACCATTTATTATTGGGTTGGTGGTAGCAATTGCAATATTTTTTGAAAGAAGGTTTTTCTAATGATGATTGATAAAGCAATGAATGAAAGAACAAAAAAAATATATAAGGACATTAATGTTATAACTGTTGAACATCAAGAAGAAGCTCAATATGTACTTATGTATGAAGACTGTGTAGAAATAATAAAAATGATGGATAACTTTGAAAGAATGTTAAGAGATAATTATGATGCATTTAATCCTAATTCATATGAAGAATTTGGAGAAGATGAAGATTTAGAAGATGATGAATAATGGAAACAATAACAGGTAATATTTACTACATTACTACAAAGTTAATGAATTTACCTAAAGAAGAAAAAGAAAAGATATTTGATTTATCAGAACACAAAGAAAAAAGAAGTTTAAGTCAAAATGCTTACGCATGGAAGTTGATAAATGAAATAGCTAATAAGGTAAATTTATCAAAAGAAGAAGTTCATTTAAATATGTTGAAACATTATAGTCAAGTTGAACAATTTAAAGTGCTATCTAGTGTAGATGTTTCTAAATATGATTTATATTTTGAAAAAATGTGTGAAAAGGGTGGATATACCTATTACAAAGTATATACACCTTCACATAATATGAACACAAAAGAAATGAGTATATATCTAGATGGTATTATTCAGGAAGCTGAGAACTTAGGAATACCTACTTTAAGTGAAGAAGAAATAGAAAGGATGAAATTAATATGATTTATGATCTAATAGATTTAACTAACTGGAAAAAGAAATCACAAATATTAAAAGAATTAAAAGAACAAGGATTAGTTGTAAGTGAAAGAAACCTTAGAAAATTAATTGAAGTAAATAATAAGGGATTTAAAGAACATATACAAGGAGTTAAGTTTATAGCACATTCTAACACTTTAGGATACATAGCAACAACAGATGAAAACATTATTAAACAAAGTGTAGAAGATAATAAAAAAAGAGCTTTAACACAATTAAAAATAGTTAGTGATACATATAGAGCCTTAGGTGAAAATGTTAACTTTAACTTAGAAATGGAGTAAATATGGAAAAAGACTTATTAAAAATAATAAACAATTATGGCGTAATACCTCAATTAAAACACTTTAATAGTGAAGTATTTGAGGTTAATGAAGCAATTATTAAAGGTGAAGATATGAAATATGTAGGAGTACATACAGGTATTCCAGAACATTGTAGACAACATATAGCTGAAGAAATAGCTGATTGTTATGTAATGTTAGAACAATTTAGGCATTATTACGGTATTGGAGATAGAGAAATATTAGGAGTAATGAAATACAAAATAAATAGGCAATTAGAAAGGATGAATAAAAATGAATAGTTTGATTTTAATAGGAAGATTAACAAGAGATCCAGAACTAAGAAGTACTCAATCTGGAAAAAAAGTAACATACATAAATGTGGCTGTTTCAAGACCATTTAAAAATGCTAATGGAGATTATGATACTGATTTTATAAATGTTACTTTATATCAATTTCAAGCGGAGAATGCATCAGTGTATTGCCACAAAGGTGATTTGGTAGCAATTAAAGGAAGAATACAAACAGGAAGTTACACAGATAAAGAAGGAAATAAAAAGTACACAATGGATATTATTGCAGATAGAATAACTTTCTTAAATAGTAAATCAAAAGAACATAATGTAGAAAATGACATTGAAACAACAAAACAAGAAGATCCATATGCATCAATGGGGGATGAAGTAAGATTGGATGATTCAGATTTACCATTTGATTTTGATAATTAATTAATTTAAAAACGACTAGTTTTTCATAATTGAGCATACCTTATTATTCTTGAGTGCGGGTTTGTGGTCGTGAGTTTGGCACTGTTTTTTTGGAGGAATTATGGATATAGAAGAAAAATTAAATTATAAATATTATGAGCACTTCATGGATTTTTGGCTACCTATTTATCGAAATCAAGTATTAAGAGCTAAATATGATAACGATAAAGAAGAATTAAGTAGAATATATGACAATATAGATAAACATTGGAGTTTACAAGAATATAAAAATATTATATTTAACGAATTAGGTATAAATCATATGGTTCCAGATATTGATGGTGAAACAATTAGTATGTATTTTAAACATAAAAGAAAGAAGGAAAAATTATATGAGTGTGCCAATGAGAATTAATATTTATTTAAGAAAAAATTATGAAATTGAATATACTGGATCATTCACATTAATCATTTTTAATAAGATAAAGGTTAGTGAATTAGCTAGAATAAGAGAGTTTTTATATAACAACAAGATTTATTGTAAAAATATCATAGTAAATTCGAGGTAGATATTATGAAATTAATTATATTTATAGCATTGTTGTTAGAACAATTACAAAAAGTAACTGATGGGAAGGTAAAGGTATTAAAAAAATGAAAAAAATAGTAATAATAGCATTAATAATGGTGTTGTTAAGTGGTTGTGGTAGTAAAAAATGTATAAAATCACATAAAGAAGATGATATATGTAATCAAATACTTTGTTTTCCAAGTAATAATACAATACATTGTTATCCATTTGTTAGACCTTGTGAAAGAATAGTATGTGATGAATATGAAGAAAGTCAGGTGTAAATAGAGTAATGAAAGCTGATGAATTGTTATTTAAATATCAAGTTAGATTAAGAACAAAAAACGGTTATAAATATTATGATTTTTATTCAAATACAAAAATAGAAGAGTTTTTAAATAAAAACAATATTAAATATGTAAGAAATATGATACATCCATTTATAATGCCTTTAATAAAAGATAATTTAGAAAGTTAGGTGTAAATAGAGTATGAAAATAAGAACTGAAGGAGGACATTTTTGGATCACATTTGAAAATGGATATACATTAAGCTGTTTTAATGGGTTTGGTAGTCATACTGAAAACAATTTTGCTATAGATAAATGGAAAAAAATAAGTGATGAAAATGCCCCTTATTATGAAAATTTTTGGGAAAGTAAATTAGTTGAAATAGCAATTATATACAATGGTGATTTAGTTACTAAAAATTGTCTTAAAAGTGATGATAATGTTAAGACAGTAGATATTAACGAATTAGTAGACATTATTAATTTTGTTAAAAATTTAAAAGGAGATTAAATAGATATGTTAAAGATAATATTAAAGTTTATTATTTCACTAATTTTATGTTGGATAATAATATGTTTTTTAGTAAGAAATAATCAATATAATTTTATGAGTTTTATTTGTGGTAGCATTGTTGGAGGAATAAATATTCTTGTATGGGAAAATGAAAAGTAGGTGATGAGTAAATGAAAGCAAAAGAAATGTTTGAAAAGTTAGGGTATAAAGACTATCACAAAATGGATAATGAAATAGTTTTTAATTATAATTGGAACGAAGAACCTGAAGAATATAGGTATATAAGTTTTAATTTAATTACTAAAAAAATTGAATTAAGTGATTGGAGAAAGGACTTTTACTTAAATATGAAAGAACTACAAGCAATAAATCAACAAGTAAAGGAGTTAGGCTGGAATGAATAATGATATAAAAGAAAAAATGACAATAGATGAAACATATAATATACATAAAATAATAAATTGCATGTTTCGACATTTTAAAAGTAAATGGCTATGTAAACATAATAAACATAATTACGAATTGCACAGCAAAATAGAAAATATACCTGTAATTACTAAAAAAATAACGAAAGAAGAAATAATAGAAAATCATAAAATATGGAAAACATATTGGAAATGTAGATGTTGTGGAAAGGAAATAGAATTTTATGAATAATAATATAAAAGAAATATTAGATTATGATAAAAAATAAAATAGGAGGAATTTATGGATCAAGTAATTGAGACAAATAACTTTATGTCATTAGGACAAATAAAGAATGAAATAATTAAATTACAGAATCAATTAGACTTCTGGTGTAAAAAAAAGAAAATAAACTTTGAGAAGACACAACCAAAAACATTTAAATTAGATAAAATAATGGTAGATACATCACATGTTAATAATGATCCACTAACAATGTACATGATAAAAGATGAAGAATGTGATTTAAAGATACATTCATTATATGAAAGTTTATTATCATATCAGCAATTATATAGAAAAGAAATAGAAAGAATGTGCAAATATGATGACTTAACAATGATAGTGTATTTAAAAGAGGAACAAAAGTGGTCATGGAGCATGATAGATAAATTATTACATTATGCAGAAGACAGTTCTAGAAAGAAGTACGATAGATATAAAAAAGAACAAAAAAAATGAATTGTCCCGGTTTGTCCCGGTTTTAATATGTTAAAATGTTAGTATGGAATAATATCAATTATGTCCATAACCTAACCTAAAGGCTGTAAGTTAAAATTTGACTTTTATTAATTATTGTAAGCTTTGATTCTAGTTATCTCCTCTTATACTTACAGCCTAATGTTTTCTAGATAGCATTGAGTAGATATTATGAAGTCGTGAAAACCGATGCGTAATAGCAAGAAAGTATAGGTGCAATACCTATTATATCTATTCGATGGTGTCTATAAGACACTAGAACATATACCTCTTTCGGTGATGTTCTTGCACAGCACTGCTTTTATATGCAGTGTTGAGTAGATATATAAACAGTTAAGTGGTTATTAACTTTGTATCATCAATTAAGGAGAAGATACATTCCTTAATTATAAAACCTCTATATCTATTCAACAGTGTCTATAAGGCACAATGTTTGTTCTTTGAAATAAAATTATAACAGAACCATATGAAAGACCACAAGACAATGTGGTATGGGTGTTATCTTGTTCTTTTTACCTATAAGAGAGATTTTGTAGGGGATAGAGTTATGTCGGCTAGTAATGGCCGTACTGGGATATACAAAGTATATAAATTAGATAACAGCAGTTTATTATAAGAGTTTATAAAACACAGGACTAATCGTTGGTAATCTGCAAACTGCCTAATGAATTGACTAAAGGGTAGATAAAGCCTTATGATGTATACTATCTGTGGTGGATAGAGTACTATTAAGAATACCAATAAACCAATGTGTAGTTGATACCTAGAGATAGGAGTATAAGATTAGAAACTGGTACGAGTAGCACAAATCTACACGCTTACTATGGAATGGTAAACGCCTGCTTTGCGTTTTGAGGGTTCGAATCCCTAAACATGAATGCCTAAAGTGTGTGAAAGTTGATAATAGAGATTTATTCTAGTAATTAAAGGTTAAGAATTATTTAGGATCGCAACCTAATGAGGCTTTTTAACTGGCTAGTGGTTGAATAATAAATGTTTATAGTAAATTAGTATGAGGAATACCTATTATAGTTTTATTTCAAAGAACAAGCATGGGGTACGTGTATGCGTACGGAAGTCTACGAAAGTAGGCTTTTTTTATTGCCAGTTGGTGAAATGGTAACACATCAGACTTTGACTCTGACATTCTAGAGGTTCGAATCCTTTACTGGCAGCCAAATTGGAAAGAAGGAATAGAATGTATAGATTATATGACTATGATGTACACACATTAATAGATCAAAGTGAAGATGAAGCAGATATTATTGATACAATGTCAGGATATATGGAACAAGGTTCTGGCCAAAGATTTTTAATATCATGGGTAAACAAAGAAACAAATTGTCCAGATTGGATATCAATAAAGAATGTAAGAGATTACTACAATTATGTTTTAGACTACAACGAAAGATTAAAGCAAATGAGCTGTGTAGA